TGAGGTCTTTACGCCGTATTTGATTGAGCAAACAACTCAGCGTGATGCCTTTTTGGCAAGCGGTGTGGTTCAACCAATGGCTGAGCTTAATGCGACTGAAGGTGGTGATTTTGTTAACGTCCCTTTCTGGAAAGCAAACCTTTCTGGAGATTTTGAGGTATTAACTGATAGCAGTTCTTTAACTCCTGGCAAGATTCAAGCTGACAAGCAGATTTCTGTAATTCTTCACAGAGGTCGTGCTTGGGAAGCAAGAGACTTAGCTGCTTTGGCTGCTGGCTCTGATCCAATGGCTGCTATTGGTGCAAAAGTTGGTGCGTATATCGCTCACCAAAGACAGAAAGACTTGCTATCAGCATTGTCTGGTGTATTTGGTTCTATCAATGCAAATGACAGTAACTCTGCTTTATTTGCTAACTGTATTGATTCAGAGAGTGGCGATACTCCTACAGGATTAAGCCCTAAGCATGTAGCAAAAGCCAAGTCAATTCTTGGTGATGCTGGTGATCAGCTTTCTGCTGTTTGTATGCACTCAAAGGTCTACTACGATCTCGTTGAGAGAAAATTAGTGGATTATGTTGTCGCAGGAGATACAAACGCTGGAGCAACCGCATCTGGTGGCTCAATTGTTTCTGCTTATGGCAGCAATGGATCTGTTCCTACTTATTGCGGATTAAGAGTCATTGTTTCTGACGATGTAGCAACTACTGGATCTGGTGCGTCTACTGAGTATTCAACTTATTTCTTCACCCCTGGAGCAATTGCTTCTGGTGAGCAAGCAGGTTTGACAACTGAGACAGACAGAGACATCCTTGCAAAATCTGATGCAATGGCTGTTGATCTTCATTACACATATCATCCTGTTGGTACTAAGTGGGCAGTAACAACTGTTAACCCAACTCGTGCTCAACTTGAAACCGTAGGCAACTGGTCGAAAGTCTACGAGCAAAAGAACATTGGAATCGTTAGAGCAACTAACGTTTCTGCTCAGGATTAGAGGTAACTAATTATGGCATCACAATTTGAAGCCGTTGCTGGTAAAGCTATTGGTTACACAACTGGTGGAACTGTTACTCAGGCAACTAACAAGTCAACTGCCGTGACTCTTAATACAGAGTCAGGTCAAATAACAATGAATGGTGCTGCTCTGGCTGACGGAGCAGAAGTCACATTCCAAGTCAACAATGATCGTGTAGCTGCAACTGACGTTGTAGTTGTTAATCACGGATCAGGTGGAACTGCGGGTGCTTATTGGCTCGTTGTTTCTACTGTTGCTGCTGGCTCTTTTAAAGTTACTGTTGGAAATCTTTCTGGCGGTTCTTTAAGTCAGGCAATTGTCATTAACTATGCTCTTGTAAAAGGTGCGTCTAGCTAATGGGAATGTTCGCATTTAGGCGAATGAAGGAAAGGGAGGCTGCCGCACAGGTGGCCTCTATTCCTGTTGAAGCTGTTAAGCCAAAACAAAAACGTAAGCGTAAACCCAAAGTTTCTTCTAATGGCAATAACGATAGTAGCGACAGCAGGAGCAGCTAACGCTAACAGCTATTTAAGTCTTTCTGATACACAAGATCTTATTGATGGTCTGATGGAAGATGATGATGTTGTTGCTTGGGGAACTGCTACAACTGATCAAAAAAACAGAGCTTTATATTCAGCAACTCAACGGATTGACCGTGAAAGATTTTTAGGTGCAAGAGCAACAGACACACAAGCTTTGCAATGGCCTCGTACAGGAGTACGAAAGCCTGATACTTATATCAATACTTATGCAACTGGGTTTCCTTTTCGTATAACGACTGATTACTTTACAGATACAGAAATACCAGATCAAATAAAGAAAGCCTTAGCTGTTCTATCTGTTTATTTGAATAACAATAAAGACGGTCTTGGACTTAGTGGATTAGAAGATTATCAGAATATTAAAGTTGGATCTTTGGATGCAACTCCTAATTCTTATGGTGCTGTTGGTGCTGATCGTGTTCCACCAATGTTTGAAAGATACTTCACAGGCATTAGAATTAGTGGACCTGGAAACATCGCTGTAAAACGAAGCTAATGGGAATGACTTATCCTGCTGCAATCATCATCACAGACACAAACGCCCATACTGGGAGGTTTGGGAAAATTACTTGTTTAACAGATTCGACTGTTACTTTAGTTTCTCCAAATGTCACTAAGAATGGTTCTTCAACTGTTTCTGGGATTGATCTAAAAGCAAGTACAGACATTGAAGGAGTTTTCACCAGCATTACTCAAACAAGTGCAGGATCAGTTATTGCTTATAGGATCTAATGCCAGTAAAACCTAAAGGCTTTAGAAAAGCAGCGAGTAAAGTCCTCAAGGCTGTAGGAGGTAGTGTAACAATTCGTAAAGTTACAGGAAGTGCTTATAACACAACAACTGGAGCAGTTGGCGAGACAACAGCAGATACAACTATCAAGGGATTTGTTGAAGGTGTTTCAAGTCGAGAAGTTGGTGATTTAGTTCAAGCAAATGATAAGCGGTTAACGATTGCCGCTTCTGATTTGGATTACACTCCAAGCGTTTCAGATCGTGTTGTTATTAGTTCTAAAGTTCATCAAATTATTCAAGTTGAAACGACTGAACAAGGTAATACTGCTATTAGTTATGAACTAATTCTGAGGTTGTAATGGCTGCTAAATGGAAAGGCCCAAGGCCAAGTCAGTTTGATGATGAAATAAAAAAAAGAATGAATGCTTTATTGCGTCAGGCTGTTTTACAAACAGATACATTATTAAAACAAGAAAGTCCTGTAGATACTGGAAGATTTAGAAATAGCTGGCAAATAGGAGAGAATGCTACAGGCCAATATGAGGGGCCAGCAGGGACATCTATTCAGCCACCAAACGGGATCAATTATATGGTTGGAAATGAACAAATCGGAAACTCATATATTATTCATAACTCACTTCCTTATGCTGAAAAATTAGCAACAGCAGCACCAGGATCAGGAGGGAAAACCCAAGTTAGATATAATCCTAGAAGGACAGTCAAGACATGGGGAACAGCAGGGAAAGGAAGTAGTATTCAAACAAATGGACCAGGCTGGATTGAACAAATATCTAAGGATATGCAAAGTTGGATAAATCAGAATGCAGGTAATATCAAATGAGCAGCACTTTTAATGATGTTAGGGCCGCTATAGAAGGCCGCATTGCGACAGAGATGGCATTAAGTCCTGCTTATCCTGTCGCTTATCAAAATGCACCATTTACCCCTCCTAATAACACGCCTTGGATTCAAGTATTCCTTCGATTTGGAGGAAATAATTATGCAACATTAGAAGCACCTTCTACTGGTAAATCGTTTAACAGACAGACAGGAACTTTAACTATTAATATCTTTACACCTGCTGGAGTAGGAGCTGGAGCGAATTACACCATAGGAGAAAGACTAAAAGATAAGTTTGATAGAGCAAGATTTAGTAGTCTTATTTTTGATCCTTGTGCAGGATTAGCTACAATACAACCAGCAGAGCAAGAAGCGTTTTATCAAACGCAATTCTCAGCTACATTTGACGCATACCTAGACTAATTTAATCCAATGGCTGTCACTGTTTTATCAGGTACGTCTGGAGCTTTGTACTACAAACCTGCTGGTACAACAGGGACATTCTCTCCGTCAGACGTAACCATAGGCACAGAAACTATGGTTGTTCAATCTTACTTGAATCTAAAAGTAGGAGATCCAGTTAAATTTCAAGTTGTTGATTCTTCCTCTGGAGGATCAGGAACAGGAACTTTACCTGCTGGATTAACTGCTGGAACCACTTATTACGTTAGTGCTTACACCGCAAGTACTGGAGCTTTGAAGGTTTCTGCTACTAATGGTGGTTCTGATGTAAACCTAACTGATGTTGGAACAGCAGCAGCTCCTAACGAGTTTGAGGTTTATTACAACGATTACGCTGCTATTGGTCAGGTCCAATCTTGGTCTTTTGAAGTAACAAGAGCTGAAATAGACGTAACAACTATTGGCCAAACCGTAGGACAAACAGCACCATTTAAAGCTTATATTCCTGGCTTTGCTGATGGTTCAGGTAATGCAAGCGTTTATGTTACAGACGAAGATGCTGCTTTATCTAACAGACTTGTAGAAGATGTTTTACAACGTCAGCAAGTAGGAGCTGCATTTAGGCTTTACACAGATAAGCAATCAACTGAAGCATTAAGTAGAAGTATTTCAATGGATGCTGCTTTACTTTCTGCAAGTTGGAACATCAATCCAGATGATGCTCAAATGGTTGAGATTGCATTTAGGCCAACAGGTTCACCAACCTTTGACTTAAGTTCTACTTCCTAATAATCGGTTAACACCCTTGGGCTAATGTTGCTCAAGGGTTTTTTATTGTCTAAATTTGTATATACAACCCCAATTATTTAAAATGGCAGCACCAAAAGTAAAACTTAGTCCGTTAGAACGATTAAAAAAAGCTTCTAACTTAACAGCAGAAAGAAAGGTCGTAACATTAGCGGATGGGGAATTTGAATTTTGGGCTACTCCTATGACTATGGCCGAAAGAGAACAGGCAATGAAAGGAGCAAAGGATGATATGAATGCTTTTGCTATTCGTTTATTCGTTCGGAAGGCTATGCACGAAGATGGAAGGAGGATGTTTCAAGCTGGTCAGATTGATGAATTAAGGAATGAAGTTACCGCAGAAATTATGGACAAATTGATGCTTGCATTAATACCTCAACAAGAGGAGGTAGATGACCTTGACCCAAAAGAATAAAGGAAGCACTTAAAAAAGATAATTTTTTACAACTTCAATTAGGAGTAGCAAAAGAATTGGGCTATACGTTGCAAGAATTAAATCAAAAAATTACACAAGAAGAGCTGTTAATTTGGTCTGCTTACTTTGATCTTTTAAACGAAGAGCATGAAAATAATATGAGAAGGGCAAAGTACCGCTAATATCTATACATAACAGAAAATCAGAATGTGGCTTCGTTAATTTCAACAGTTGGAATTAAGCTTGATACTGGCGGTGCCCCGCAAAAATTAAAAGTATTAGAGGGTGGTGCAAAAAAAGTAGAGAAAGCATTTGATCGTTTAGCAGGTAAGTCAGGAAAAGCTTCAAAAGGTGTTGGTTTATTTGGGAATGCTGCTGCTTTAACAGGAATAAAAGCAAAAGCTGGTGCAGTAGGAATAAAAGTTCTAAATACTGCTATGAAAAGCACAGTTGGTATGATGGCTGGCTTTACTGCTGGAATAGCAGGAATAGGAGCAGCGTTTAACACACTTAGCGGTATTGAATTTGCAGCAGCAAAGTTTGAAACTCTAGGAGGTAATTCTGATGTTTTAATTGATAAGTTAAAGCTAGTTGCTATTGAATTAAACGGATCTGCCAGTACAGCCGAATTAACTGGAGCTGCTTATGACGTGGCTTCTGCTGGATTTTCAAGTGCTGCTGATGCTGCTTTAGTTTTAAAGGCAGCAAGTCAAGGTGCAACAGGTGGTTTTAGTGATATTAATACCGTTGGAAATGCTGCTACAAGTGTTCTAAATGCTTACGGAAAAAGTGCAGAAGAAGCTGGATTCTTAGTTGATCAATTTATACAAACTCAGAATGATGGAAAAATAATCGTTGCTCAATATGCGGCTGGTATTGGTAAGGTTGCCTCTGTTGCTGCTTCTCTAAAAGTTCCACTAAAAGAAATAAATGCAGCAATGGCATTAGCGACTGCTACGGGTGTAAATGCAGAAATCGCCTTTACTGGATTAAAAGCATCTTTAGCTAGATTATCTGGTCCTAGAGCACAAAAACATTTTGAACGATTAGGTCTAGAAATAAATGCAACAACACTGGCACAGGACGGATTATTAAAAACGCTACAAAAGCTTGAAGGTTTAGATATGGGGGATTTGATTGCAATATTTGGACAGGAAGCAATACAAACAATGGCTCCAGTATTAAATAATTTAGAAAGATATGCTGAGCTTATCAAGAATCAAGAAGAGGCTTCTGGAGCCGCCGCCGCCGCACAAATAAGAGCAAGTAACACAATTCAAGGGGCATGGAAGCGAGTTGCAAATTCGTTTGGTAATTTGTTTGCAGATCAAAGTGAGTTAGGTGCAGCAATAAGAATTACGTTGCAAGGAATTTCGGTTGTAATTGATGGATTAGCTATAGCAATTAAAACATTAGTATTTCCGTTCCGTCTCTTATTTAAACTGTTAGGAGGGATAGGAGTTGCTTTTGAAGAACAGTTTGGCAAAGGAAATGGTGCAATTGTCTTAATTACAAAGTCTTGGACATTCTTCTTAGAAAAAGTTGAAAAAGGTTTTCAATTAGTAGAGGCTGTTGCAACAGCAATAGGAACGGCTATTGGCTCTATTGCTTTAGCTTTTGATCCGTTATTTAAGGTAATTCCTGAAGTAATAACTGACGCAAAAGAAAGATTTATGAATTTCGCAACAGGCTTAAGAGACATTTTTGTTGGTTTAGCAGAAATAATTAGCAAGATTTTTAAAAGGATTTTTGATTTTATTAGTAAAGGAATAAAAAGAGTTTGGGACGCTATCCCAGATAAATTAAAACAATTTTTAAAAGGAGCAGGAGAAAAAGTTGCATCAGTAGCGAGTAGTGCAGCTCAACCTTTTGCTGAAGGTTTTAATGATTTAAAAGGAGACTTAGCAGGATGGAATCAAGACGAAGAAGGTAATCAACGATTTATTGATATGAGCAAATTTCAAGATGCAATTGCAAAAGCGGGTGGAGACATTAATGCAGCGTGGAAAGAATATCTTGGGACTGTTAAAGAAACAAATAAAGAACTTGAAAAAGGAACAAGTAATACAGAAAACAAATCTGTCCCTGCTGTTAATAAATTAAAAGAAGCTTTTGAGCAAGTTAAAGAAACTATTGCAAGTGGATTACATAGTGCTGTTATGGGATTAATAGATGGAACTAAATCGCTTGGAGAATCTCTTGCTGGTATTGCTAAACAAATTGCAAGCTTGATGCTAAAGAAAGCAATCTTTGGAGCGTTTGGTCTTCCTATGGCTGAAGGTGGATATGTCAAAAATGGAATTAGACCGTTTGCTTCTGGTGGTCTTGTTACAAAACCAACAGTCGGGCTTGTGGGAGAAGCAGGGGAAGATGAATACGTCATACCCGCCTCTAAGATGGCTCAGTCAATGCAACGGTATTCAGCAGGGGCTAGGGGTGATTCTGTTATCCCTGGTACTGGTCAATCATCCGCAGGAGGGGCTTCTGGTTCGTCAACAACTGTAAATTATTCTGGCCCCCTACTTTCGTTTAATTCAGAAGACTATGTACCGAAGAGTGCCGTAGGTCAGATTATTAATTCAGCAGCATCCAAAGGTGCAGCAGCAGGAGAAGCTAGAACAATGTCTACTCTGCGAAATAGTAGAGGATCTAGAGCAAGGGTTGGAATCTAATGACTATTGTTGCTTTAACTGCTTTTGTCACTGTTGAAAATACTAATGGTGGTGTAGAGCATAGATTTCAGAATGGTAAGCATGAAGCAGTGGATGGGCATGACTTTCTGTCTTTCATTTATCAAGGGGCTGCAATGAATAGATCAGGAGATAATTTAGAAGCATCTATCGTTCTTGCAAATAGCCCGATAACGATGGCTTATGTAAAAGATTTTGTAGAGAAAAAATATTATATAAAAGTTGAAACGTTTTTAATGACGGATGATTTTAATAAAGATACTGCTGCAAAGAATGGAGGACTTTTAACGGCTGAGTATTGGCTTGCTGCTGGCATGGGATACGACTCTCTATCTATTGATTTATTATTGAGTTCTGCGATAGATGCTGTTGGTGCAAACGCTCCACAGCAAACATTGACCAAAGGGAGATGCTCTCGTTTGCCGTTAACAGGGCAGGTTCAAAATCTTTGAAGCCTTACGAATTAATTGGTCTTCCTTATCGTTTAGGTGCTGATCCTAAAAAACATGGAGCTGGTGACTGTTTGTCTTTGGTTCGTACAGTGTTAGCTACTTATGGTTTTACTGTTCCTCAAGGACAGCGTGATTGGTATCGAAGATTAAAGAAAAAAGACTACAGTATCTTTTTTGAAGAATTAAATAGGTGGGGAGTTGAATCACCCCCTAAACTAGGAACAATTGGCTTATGCAAATCAGATGATGGTTATGGCATGGCTGCTTATTATGAGGACGGATGGCTGAGTTACCGAAGGACATTAGAAAGCCAGGTGGTGATATGGTCGCCGCTAGAAGCCCTTTTGGTCGTAGGGTGCTACTTCCAACGGAAGCCGATCTGTGTAATGCCCTTGGATTAACAGAAGAAGAATATTTTCAATTCCTAGAAAGTGTAGCAACAAAAACAAAAGAAAGACCTGAAGCGTATGGACTAGTACCTGACATCGTTAATATGCCTCAAGTTGCTGCTCTTTTTTGGGCAGGAGGAGGATTAACTTTTCTTGGACAAATTGCTGTTGGTGTTGGATTAACGTATCTTTCTCATGTTTTAACACCTAAACCTCAACAACCAAAGCAAGGAACACAACAACGAACAGCAGATATAGCAGGTACAAAAAGATTTGCTCCGCAGCATAGTTTTAATAGCGTTCAAGAATTAGCAAATTTAGGAGATTTAGTTCCTCTTGTTTTTACAAATAGAACAGGGCATAACCCGAATGGTGGAATAAGGGTTGCATCACAGATGATGTGGTCGCAGCTTGTTAGCTTGGGTCGTTATCAACAATTAAAGTTATACGCTTTATTCTCTTTAGGTGAATTAGAGGCTGTACCTGATTTCAAAGGTTATGCAATTGGTGATTTGTTAATCTCTAATTATCACGCTGATAAAATTTATAAAGTAGAAGGCAATGTTCCCTTTACGAAAGGCCCATTAGATCTGCCAACACATTTAGGAGTGCTTAATATTTTTACGGGTAATGAAGCTTTCAGAATTGATAATAAATTATATTTTTCTGGGACAAGAAACCCTACAACACAAGCAACATTTGGCTTAAGTTCGCCAATGCCAAATTGTACTTACTTTAATTTGCCTTATGAATTAGTTCGTTGGGGAAAAGTTAATACAGATACTAGAACTGCAATTAGAAGGATTGTCCCAAAGAGAATTAAGTTATTAGGTAATTGGCCTATGAGGGCTGGTTTCGCAGAAGGTGGAAGTGCAGCTAAGAAAAGAGGAGAGTCTGAATATGTTAAAGATGATGTTCTTACCTATCAGATCGTTGGAGGTGATAATAATGATCAGAGTAATGAAGGCAATGCCAATGCTTTCCAAGGCATAACAAATCGGTATGGTACTTACGGTGTAAAAGATGTAGACGCTGTAACAACTTCTGTTCGAGAATCAACTGATCAATACATTGCAACAGGCGAGCAGTATATGGCTGGAACCGCGTTAATTACATGCACAGATGCAGGTAGTAATGATCAAAGTTATCCTGGTGCTCCTTGGGATGCACAGAAATCAAAAACAAGAAATTATACTTTTAAAGTTGTAGAGAAAGGTTATTGTGAAGTACTCCCTGAACCAAACTTAGGCACTCATTGCAACAACCCTATTTGGGGGCAAAGTAAAAGCCAAGATCCATATTGGGATATTCCTAATAGCAGTCCAGATGAGTTTTATTACAAACAAAACATGGGGGCTTCTCAAAATTACCCTCCACATTCAAGATATGCTCTGCAAAAAGTAACTATTGGAACTGTTTCTGACAATAGAAAATGTGACATAACAGAGTTAGGTTTAAGGTCTAAAGTATTTAAACAGATACAAACTGCAAACGTTAATAGTAAACCTACTGAAGGCACTATCCATGACATGTTCAGCAATGGCGCATCAATAACTTTAGGCCAGGTTAGTACTTTTACAAAAAGAGTTAGTTTCTTTAAATTACAAGTAAGAAAGGCTGGTTCTGAAGATGATTGGTATTGGCTGAAGCCTAAAGACGCTGAGTTTCATTCTGGGTTGTTCTGTGTTGCGGGTAACACTCCTGAAGTTCAATATAACTATATAAGAGTTGACCATGATTATGATCAATACGAGTATAGATTTTTACCTTGGCCTGGTAATGATGTCATTCGGCACATTGAAGCAGGAAACAGGATGCTTACAGCTTCATTATTGAATGCTAATAGTGCTGTCACTCAATCTTCTGTTCAGCAATATGTAGCTGGTGATTTTAATGAATTTACAGTTAAATTTGCTGGAAGCTTAAATTATTTATTAAGCAGGGAATCATTAAGTAATAAAGAATGGATTGTTGCTAATCCTGCTCGCCCTGCTGCAGCTAATGGAACTCGTTATTTTTGGACATTATCAAAAAATAGTTATTCAAGCCCTAATAATATTGAGCCAAGAGATTTAGAAACAAAATATAGTCCTGATTACAACCAGAAAATCACTGTAACGAGTAATTCTGCTGAAGGACATAATATGCAAGTTCGCCTAAAAGTTTGGAACCGAGACAATCAAGTCTATGCAACATTTATGATGCAAGGAGATCCAGGAACTCTTTACAGAATAGGAGATAGTATCAATATTCCAGCCACAAGTGGGATGCCTGCCCAAACAATACCTTTAGAAGTGCATGAGGTAGCAGTAGGAAATGAACGAGTATTAGGTTATTCAAGTGAATTAAATCCTTTTGATGCTGCTGCTGATTTTTGGAAGTTTCAGCAAGATAAATCAAGCCATTTAGATGGCCCTGAACATTCCATCGTGTATGTGAATGAAATCGTAAAAACGCAAGGTGGAGATAGAGCTAATTATGGGGAATTGGCTTATGCAGGTTTAAGAGTTGATAGTTCAAAAGAATGGACAAACTTTACTCAATTCTCTGCTTATATTCAAAAAGGAATAAGAATCAAAAAGCCTAATGGCTGGAGTGGAGCAACAAGTTTATTTCCTGATATTGCTTATGCGTTGTTAACAGATGAAAGGTTAGGAGCTGGAAAGGTTATATCTGATAAAGCGGTGAACAAAGATAATTTGGCTTTAGCTTCTAAATTCTGCAAGGCTAATAAATATTTTTGGGATGGAATGATTTCAAGTAGAGTTAATTTAAGACAGTTTATTTTTGAACAAGGTTTATATTGTTTGCTCGATTTTACAATTATTGGAGGAGAATTTAGCCTGTATCCTGCTGTTCCTTTTAATAGCGATCATACAATTAATCATGAAGGCAAGCCTGCAGTTAAAGCACTGTTTACTGATGGCAATATTAAAGATCTACAAGTTAGTTTCCTTGCTCCTGAAGACAGACAAACCTTTAAGGCAAATGTTCTTTATCGAGAAGAAAAGTTAAACGGATTTCCTGAAACAAAATCAACAATTATTAGGCTTAAAGGTTCAGAACATGAAGACGATCCAATTGAAACTTATGACATGAGTGGATTTTGCACAAGTGAAAGACACGCTTTAGATTTTGCAAGACATATTTTAAGTATTAGAGAATATACAGATCACACTGTTAATTTTAAAACAGCTCCTCATTACATTAATGGAGTTAAGCCTGGTGATTATATAAGGGTATTTTCAACAACAAATCATACAAGTCGATTTAATAATGGAGCGATTCTTGAAGATGGCACTGTTGTAAGTAAAGACACAATCACAGGGTCTAAAGATTTTTATTATTGGGAGCCTTCCGAACAAGAAGTGAGGGAAGCTACCGTTAATTTCTCAGATTCAAATGCAGTAAAAGCATTTGCTGGAACGTTATTTACGATTAAGGAAACTGAAAAGACAGATCAATGTTATAAGGTTGAAAGTATTACGTTTGGAGAAGATGGCTTAATTGACTTAGCAGCTTCTTATGTCAAGCTAACTGATGACGGTACACTAGCTATATTACAAGGATGGGGGCAAGGGTCTTCATCTCGTTTTGTTGTTGAGAGTTAAACATGGGCAGTCGTATTCAATTTCCTGTCATTAAAGCTAGTTCTAGAAGTTTTACACCTGGTAATTATCCAGAAACTACTTTTGAATCTTTAGATGGTACTAAAACTTATTTGCGTTTTGGTAATCAAGCGATTAATGCAACATTGAGTTTATCCTTTTCAAATATTAGTGATACTGAAACAAATTCTATTCTTACAGCGTATTTTGATAGTAAAGCAGATCCTACAAATTATATAAATATGTCTGGCAGATCTGGAGCATTAGCAGGTATCGCCTATTCTCCTGTGGCAACTGATTTGTGGGAAAGAGTAGGCAAGTATGATTCACCCTTAAAATGGAGGTTTAGTAATCCTCCAACTGTTACAACTACATTTGATGGATTGAGTAATGTTAGCTGTAGTTTTGTTGCTTGCTTGGATGCACCCATATAATAAGAACAACGTTTTAATTTAAGGTTGTGGGTTTTTATTCTGGACGTGATGGAGAACTTTTTC